CCCGTTAAGGTGCCGATCCCCACTTCCCACTCATTCGTCCCCTGTCCTGCAATGGTGTAATAGGTCGTATCGCCAATAGCCATTGCGGTGCTAAATGGCTGGAATCCCGTTACTGCCCCCGCAAGCGTAATGCTTCCCGTCCCTGCAGTAGTGGTGGTCTCTCTTACGCGATCTTGTATTACGAGTGGCATGTGTTACCTCACACTGTATTCTTAGGTTGCCAGTTTCCGTCTTCTTCCGTAGTTATATCAGACCATTGTGGCGAAGTTTGACTATTTATGTCCTGCCAACCAGTTGGCGCACTTGCCTCAATCAGCCCCCAGCCCGGAGAAGTAGAACTACTGATATTTTGCCACGCTGCATTTTGTGGGTCATTAATAAGCTCCCACAAATATCTAGCAAATAACGAATCGCTAACCCCTAGCTGTTCCTGCAGCGCAGCAATAAAATTAGCTGTTGCGGTGGACGTTGCCAAAAGCCTAGCAACTTCCTCCTGTATCGCCACAAAATCAGTTTGGACAGTTTGTGAATTATCAAACTGCACATCCTCATCAATATCCGCCGCAAAATCAACCTGTGCCGCTTGCGTGTTACTACCAGACACTGCCTCACTTAGCGCCCCAACGGCGGTACTTTGTGCGGACCCTGTATCACTTACCTCAATCGATTCGCTTTGAGAAGCCGAGCTATCCAATGTCGTCATATTTATGGCATTGAATTGAACGTCCTCATCAATATCTGCACTGAAATCTGCCTGTACCGTAGATACGGCACTCGCGTCAACTGACTCATCCTGCGCTGCTGCAAAATCTGTCTGTACGGCTACTGTTTCACTCGTGTCTACAGCTTCGTCAATCGCGCCTTCCGCTGTCTGAGCCCCCGATACGGTGCTCAACATTTCAACTCGATCTTCAACAATACTGATAAGTACGCCAGAGGTGATGTTTAGATCATATGCCCCTACCCCAGCTACCACACCATCAAAATAAGGCAAGTTGCCCTGAGCAGAAGCAGCTAGATTCGCCTCTTCTGTAATCAACCCGTTTGCAATCTGCGCCCCAGATACGGATTCATTAAACGTGGCGAACTCTAAAACCGCCCCAACAAAATCAACCTGTGCAGCAAAGATAGTTCCAAAGTCAGTTGCTTCCGACACAATCGCAATGCCCGTCTGCAACGCTGAATTTACGGCATCAAACTGTACGTCTTCGTCAATCTGTCCGTCAAAGACCGTTTGTACCGATACTGCACTATCAAAATTGGCAGCGTCTGCAATATCGGCAAATACAAACCGATCATCGTCAACTGTATCTAAAAACCGCGCTATTTCTGCCTGTGAAGCTATGAAAATACCAACACACGTATTGGCATCAGAGCAATTTACTTGTTCCGATACTGAAACGGAAAATATGTTCCCGCCTGCTAACGAGGAAAAAGGCGCTTGCGAAAATGCACTTATGCCGAACATGCGCCTTTACCTTTTTATACAGCGGCTAATTGCGCCTCTTCAAACCAACGAGATTGAGCAACACCATCCGCATCAGTCCATGAAACGAGGTAGAAAAAGTTACCATCTTCGTCCATGCGTAAAGCCTCCACCGGACCCTGTGGTACGGTGGTAACTAGCTTGACGGTGTCGCCTTTTTTAAAAGTAGTAGCCATAGTTGCCTCTCAATTAAACAGCATCAGCCGAGAAGGTGTAAGTAACATTTAGCGTATCGCCGTTTGCCACAAGCTTGTCACCCCCGGTAAAGTCACCTGCTGAAAATAAGATACCTGAAGTACCCGAAGCTACGGATGCCAAGAAGGCCCCTGCTACCGTCGTCGTGTTATTAATGTTAAACACAGCAGGGCTGGCCGAATTATCAATCACTGATGGATCAGCAGTAGTCGCTGTACCAAACGTCACTGCCTTACGGGAGCCAGAATAGTTGGTATCCTCAGTCCATGCTTTAGACGCTAGTGTGTCCGTAGCAGCAAACGTAGTTCCAGAACCGGGGCCAAGCACTAAACCCAGATACCAAGCAGCGGTATAGCCGGAAGCCTTGAAGTACTTGGTGTTCAGATCTTGCAGCCCTTGGTTAACGACAAGATTGTGGAACTCATCTCCCCACTTCTTCTTACCGTCTGGTCCAAAGCACTCGACCTTAAACACACCACCTAGTTTTATACGACCGTCATGCGCCGTGAGTTTGCTCACGCCAGCTTGGACAGTCTCCCCCATTTGCGATTTTGCGATAGGCATGATCACTCCTTGTAAAAAATTAAAATGCAATCATCACGGGTTGACTTTTATCTTAGCCTGCCCGTCACGATAAGCATCACCACGCTCCAGCCCTGTACCAAGACGATTAAGCTGTGATAGCGCATCCATGAATTTCTTTTCATAGTACGCCATCATGTCCTGTTCGCCCTTCATGTAGATGTACCCCTCAACCAAGGTACCGTACAACAGTGCTGGAGAATAATTGTCACCTAACCATGTCCTACCATTCTGAGCATCCACGATGGACTCTGGGTAGTAGTAATAATTAAGCTCTACATCGTACAAAATGTCGGGAGTGGGACCTAGCAAAAAGCTCAGTTCATCCGATATGACATTAGAAATGACGGTAGGACCAAAAATGGCGTAGTACTTTGGGATACCTTGTGTCGTAGGACTCGGGTACACCTCTCGAATAAAGTTCACATCCTTGTTCAACAGGTAGAAATACTCTCCTGTTCCATCTATGACAGCCATGGAGAACACAGACAAGAAATCAGGAGGGCAGGAAAGATAACTAACACCGCCCGTTATCTCGCCCATCACGTTTTTTCTAAGCGCTGGGATTTGAACCGTGTTGTAAATACGCTTTTCTGCCTGCTGTATAAGCGTATCAATCTGATCCTTGCCTGTGGAATTCTGCGTGGAATTACCAGCATTGCTCGTCCACGTGTTCGTAGGAAAGTCGTTTTGCAGGTAGTTCTTGACCGAATAAAATAATTCGTTGTAGTTCACGACGACCTCAGACTAGTCTAATTAAAGCAAACGTCGGATTATCCGCTGGCAAACTAATCAAAAAATTCTCATTGTTTGTTGTCTGGTTTCTACCAAAATTCAAAACAAACATAGCTTTGTTGGCCTTACTGCTGTTGTAAATCAATGCGCCTCTGGTGGTAAAGGAGGTGCCCGCCCATGACGGGTTATTAAAGCTTACATAAGCAATATCATTGCCTGAAGAGACTGTTACGTTAGCTAAGGTCAATCCACCAGCGGTATAACCAGTTCCTACAACCTCGTCCGTAGTGGTGTACACAGTCGTAGAAGGCCCTAAGTTAGCCAACGACGTATACAACGCAATCTTTAAGACATCTGTCTCAAGATCGTGTTGTCCAAGAAGCAGTTGCTCCTTAAAACTAGTCGTCCATGTCTGCGTAATGGCCATCTATAACACTCATGAAATTACTATAGTTACTGAGGACAAGAGACCACTTGCAGTCAATGGCGCAGCCACTGGGGCCGGTTGCATTCCTATTGAAGCAAATGTTGAATCTCCTCCCTGCCAAACCGATACACTGACCGTAGAAATAACATCAGGCCGAGGATCATAAACAGCAATTGGCTCATTGATCCCACGCTTGGGCTCAAGCTGTGGGTGCTTTGGTTCGTAGCACTCCGGACAAACCTTGAACCCCGTCCATTCCTTCTTTAAAACCTTGTACGGATATCGTTGGCCACACTGATCACAGATGGCTAACGAGTATTTGCCAGTTGCGTACCCCGCCATTTCAATACCCTAAGTCTGGCGTTAAATACACACTAGCAATATCCCTATCTTCCTGTGCTGCTCTTGCAAATTCTTCTTCGTACAACTGCTTCAATACAACTGTCCGATCAGGTGCCTTCTTGAGGGAAATGTAATAAGCCAATCCGGCTGCAAGACAAGGCAAGAATCTAAATACAATGTCAGACGTATTGGTGTACGCCCCTACGTCTTGAATACGACGGACTGCGTAGTAGCGGAAGATGTACGGCTCACTATTATCCGGAGCAGGATAAACAAACAGCTTTGCAGGAGTAGTACGCTGGACGTAATACTGTGCTGGACGAGCCTGTGTGTTCTTATCTGGTAGATGCAAATATTCGTTCTGACTGATTCGGTCAATCGTAATATCTTGCTGAGTCTGACCAGTGCCCGTCCGAATGACGGCGGATAAGACGTTAACCGTATCTGAAGGCAGCGTGTATTCCGGTTGACCAAAAACCATCGTTACCTGTCGCTGCTCAATTGTCCACAGGTTTAGCCCCCTGTTTGCCCACTCAAGGAACAACAGATTCAACGATCTACGCGCAGTGCGCATGTCGTAGCCGGTGCGATCCTCT